ACCATAGACTGCATCATTAGATCTCATGAAAACTGATGCATGTAGTTTACCATCACGAATATAGTACTGAGTTGAATACGTACACATGAAGTCAGACATACCATCACGGCAATAATCTTCATGCATAGTTGGACGAATGTAAATCATTGTTGCACGACGAGACAATGGTGATGCAATAAGTTCATTTACAACTTTAGTGAACTGATGTCCATTGTCGGCAGAGTAGATACACCAACCATAATTTGAATTAATGCGACCATACTTATCTGCAACTTGTTTCCAAATTGCAGGTGCACCACCAGGAATATCATTTACTGATAATGAAAGTGAGCGATACCATTCAAGTTCACGCTTGACATAATCTTCATTGACTACACCAAAGATAGAATTCTCATCAGCGATGAAAGATGCATTGATAATTTCAATAGTCTTTTGACCACCTTTATCAGTTACAAACTTTTCATTCTCAAGTTTATGACGAAATTCACTACGAATATCTTCTACATAATTACGAAGCATTATTTGATTTCCTTTTTATAACGATCATCACATTCAGGGTGTTCCATTTGATGAATCATGAGAATAATTAATTGTGTAGTTGCATGAGCAAGGTGCGATTGACCTGATTCAGGGTCAAGGTCTTCACCAGCATGCCATGCAGTTAGATGGCGTTGGATAGATGAGTATGTACGAATCCAAGGGGAGTTACCACCATCATCGCGCCAGTTGTTGACACCATACTTAGCAGCGCCAAAGCCAAGCACTGTAGCAATTTTAATAAGTGCTTCTGGTGGAATTAAACCAAGTTGTGGTTTGCCTTCATCAAATTTCATTAGTCAATCCATTTTAAAGTTTTAGAACTAGAGTGATATCGCATAAGTTTTGCTAGTTTTGGTAACACAACTTTTGCAACAACATTCATTTCTTCGATGTCAAAACATGCCATTGTTCTACCATCGCGGGTTGTTGTCGTATAGTATTTACGATTAGTGCATTCATGTACTATGATAGTGTCACTATTACTATACTCAACGAATACTAACTTTTTAACGTTAAGGCATTTACGCAAGTTAGTAGTATGTTTAACGTTCACCGTGAATGAACCATTAGGATGACGTGATTGTGTTTTAATTTCAACCTCATCACCATTATCTTGTACTAAGTCTTTCTCAGAGTCATACTTATAATCTGATAGAGTACCACCAAAACGAGACTGATAAAAGATCTCGCCTAGGTCACCTAGAATTTCTTGATTTGTCATTCAAACACCATTGGCTTTAACACTAACTTAAACAAACCTTCAAGTGTACGTGAATCATACTTACTAATAAGTTCATCATAAGGAATAAAATATACATCCAAATCTTGGACACGTTCAATTCCATAAGCATCAAATTTCTTGCCAGTTATCTCAGTTGGCCATGATGGCTCTCGCAATGAACGCTTATGGTTAGAGATTCGTTTAAGCATACGTGACAACGTTTCACCAATGTAAAACGGTTGTCCAATCTCGCCTTTAGGATAGAACGCATAAATTCCACACTGTTGTTTTTCAATGGGATACTTAACATGCTTTTCACTTGGATTAATCGTACAGACATATTCCATCTTATTGACGTAAGGCTTAACAACCTTGATGACTGATTCAAACAATGCGGTGTGTTTCATAATATAGAGTAGTTACGTTTGTAGATCTATTATAACACAGATTTAACCCGCTGTACAGGGTTAAATGATCTCAACTGTCCTATAAGCATATTCCAATGCTCTTTCAGCTTCAGTGTTTAGTGGTCGTTTAGCGTAGATGTTTGCAGTATCACGATCAAGTTGTCGAATCATTTCAGCGATTTGATTTGATGTGATAGGATACTTACGCTTGATTGCATTGCATGCAATTGATGTCATGATTTTGTAGATCATTGAATAACGACCTGAGCCATCAGAGCCAGAGATCATTCGATAATCATTAATCATTTTCTTATTGACAAATGGACAATCAGAATATGATGACCATTCAAAATCATAGTTAGCTTTACCTTTTAGTAACTCTTCACGATGATTAAGAACTTTCTTCTGAACTTCCAATGGTAATCTGTCCATGAATGTTTGTACACTATTCTGTACAACAACCATTGGATGCTTCTCAATTAAAGCATTAGGATTAACAAAATCGCCAGTGTTAGTAAAGATAAAATTATTAGCACCTGGATAAACAGCAGGTACATAATACATTCGAGATAGGTCTTTAGTCTGCCCGTCTCCGAGTCCATCGAATTCCTTGTTGAGTGCGTACCAGAACTGCTTAATGTTCTCCTTTCGCACACAAACTTTAAGTGGGAATACAAGTCGAAACTTCGGATGGTCGAGTGTACTACTAGAAGTAGAATAACAAACGTAATAATAAGAGCCGTACTTAGCATGTAGTTCTTTCTGAAGATCACCTTCAAATTTGTGATCATCAATATCAAGTGCAGCCCAGCCTGCCCACTCAATTACGTTATCATTCGCTCGAGTCTTACCTTCAGGGAAAACTGCTGGTGAAATTAGAGGTGACGCTTTAAGACCTTTCGGTGCTTTGCGTTCGCCCTTCTTTAGTTTATATCCTGGAGTCTCTGCCATCTTATATAGCATTGCTTCAAAAGACTCCCAAGAATCATGATGTATTTGCCTATGGGTTTTATTATCGAAAATAGAACCGAAGGCTGTCAAAGAATATTTCATTCGTATATTTTCACACGTTGGATTGGTTCCCAAATAGAACCTGGACCTTCACGGAATTGTAACTCTGCTCGCTTAAGTTTCTGAGTTGTAGTATCATAAAATTCTGCAACTCGAATATTGTTTTCGATCATAGCTACAACATCATTTTTAATAGCAGTTGCTGCATTAGACACTGCAGTAAAGTTACCAGCTGGTGATGGTATACTTGTAAGACTAGATGATGCTACTGCATTACCCATTCCATTCATGCGTTGCCAATCAACACCATCAAAGATTTCATAGATATCTTCCCATGTCTTATAATCAGTATGGCATCGAATGTCACCTATTGTAGGTGGTCGACCAGAGGTTATCGGGTCGACATATGTTGGATGCTTAGTTATCGCCATACACTTTAGATAACAAACCAACGTTATCTGCATGAGTTGGAGCAGTCCAACCTTCTGGTTTAATCAAGTCAGGTAAACCTAATGGATTTGGACGAGAAGCTTTGATACCAACTTCTTTTTCCATATTCTTACGATGTACACGATTCCATGCTTCATCTGAATTAACATCAAAAGCATCTAGTGTACCAATAGCAACCACACACAAATCAATCAATGCATCAACTGTATCATCCGCAGCCTTAGCACCTTTAATAGCACCTACTTCAAAGTCTGAACGTGCTTTAATCATCTCGTCCAATTCTTCTTGCAAGAACTTAATACGAAACTCAAGGAATGCTTTCAACTTATCTGCATCTAATTCACGTAGCACTGTGTTAACACCGAACTTAGTATGCATTGCTGCAATATCGCCTACCCACTTACTGTTTACAAATTCACTCATAATTTTCTCCTAAAAATATATTGTATCACATCATTCTTTAGTTGTAAACACGATTCCATATTCTGGATCGTAGTGTACACTTTTAATCTCAAGGATTGCATCAGGTGTTGCTACATGGATTGGCATTCCATTTGCGCTTTTCCTAATGTTTCCTGCATCATTCATAGCCATTGCTTGTTGGCCCCACATAGTTAGGGCTGCGTTTAAAATATCATATGCATCTGGTGTCATGCGAAGAAGTCCTCTAATGAAGCTGTAGGTTCTGCTTTCCAACCGATAGCTTCGATGATCGATTTAGCAGGGTCAAGGAACGCCTTTTCAAATTGTGTATCATTATCAATGTAACGATCCAACTTAAATTCTGGAGGCAAGATATCAATGAAAGCAATTACGTTTTCTTTCATTGGGTTGTTTGGATACAAATGGATGTACTTAATCTTATCACCTTCACGGATCTGAGGGTAAGTCTTTAAACCATGTTGCTTCAATAGGTTGTTGTAGAGGATTGCCGCACGCGAGTTGATAGGCGTTCCTTTGACATATATCGTTTGTTTATCCATGTATTTCTTAATGCCTGAAACTCCGCGTGGAAAAGCTTTTGCCTCCGGCGGGAGTGCTTCGAAAGTTTCTCTGTACTTGCTGATAAAAGCTTGAGTCTCACTCTCCGTACCGCTGATGAGTACTTGGAACAACTCTTCAAACGCTTCACGACAAGTGCCAGGAGTCGACGACTTGATGGCCTCAATTCCCATAATCTTGAGTTTCGGTTTAGCATATCTAACACCTTCGTTATCTAATACGTTTAGGATGTATCGTTTCTTAGCAACCCAGATGGCACGATCAGCGATAGCTTCACGTTTCATTGTGATACGTTTCTTATGAACGTTCATCGAGGTTGATAGATTATTGAAACACTTGTCTAAAACAGATTCCAATGCTTCCCCACAAAGTTTGTCGAGGAAGTCAGTAATCTTTACTTTGTCTGTGAGTCCCGTGCTTTTAACGATCTGTTCAAGCGCCACATAAACAGAATCAGTATCAATAGCAATAACATAGTCTTTATAGTCCTTATTCTTTAGAGCCTTATTGAGGTAATTATTAACATGTTGCTCAGCCCAACGAATAATCATTTGGCCAGACAATGTAATACCCTCAGCGATTTCCATTGTGAAGTAACGGAAGTACTTATTACCTAACGCACCATAAAGTGAGTTCAGTAGAAGTTTAATAGATGTTTGCTGGTTTTCAAATCGTGCAATATCACGTTCAATGCGATAGATTTCTTGCTTGTTAGTTTTATCAGCAACTTCCAATTCTTTCTTGGAAGCAATCATTTGCTTCTTGATGAAAACACGTTCATCATAAAGTTGTTCAATAATTTGAGGCATGAAACCTTGCTTCGCATTAGAGAACATTTGACCAGAACCACAGATGCCAACACCTTCAACCTTCTCAGGGATGTAACCTTCGAGGATAGAATCAGGATTTACACGGTGATCGTAACGACCTTTCATAATTGTTTCTGGACTCATGTTCCATTGCACAATGATGTTAGGATAAAGTGAGTTAACGTCAAAGGATGCAACCCAGTCATGTACACCACACTGAGGTTCTTTAACGTAACCACCTGCGTAATCAGACTTGAATGAATCTTTGTTAGGTGGCACCACAATGTTTTGCTTCTTAAGGAAGCGATAGATCAACGTATCCCAGATCCCTGTAGTACCAAACGTATCATTATAGTTTACACCGGCTTTGTATGCCATAGTGAAACATAATGTGATTAGACCAATCTTGTCTTCCATGCGGTCAACCAAGTCAACGTCACGAATGTTATAGTCAATAAACTTTTGGTGATCAGTATGATACAGTGATGATAGTGTACCATCATAAGCAAGTTTAGTTTCACCAAGAACAACAGATGCGATATGATTCAAACTGTATGATTCTTGTGGACCAAATGAATGACCGAACTTCTTGAACAAGTCCATGTAATCTACTTGAGGAATACCAATGATCTCATAAACTTGAGTCACCTTCTTCATCATAGTGATTTGCTTTTCCTCAACACGACCCCAAGGTGATAACTTCTTAACGAGGTCTTCATCACAGATACGTAGTGTACGGTTAACAATATATGGAATGTCAAAGTTACGAATGTTCCAACCAGTGACAACGTCAGGCATGTGCACTGGAGAATTCCAATGAGCCATAAAGCGAACTAGCAGTTCACGTTCATCATGACACTTTACGTAGACAACACGGTTTTCAGTCATGATGGATTTACTCACATCATAATCTCCACATCCCCAGACATAGAATGTGTTGTCAATATTGTTTTTGATTGCGATGGCAGTAATCGGGAATTTAGCTTCTTCTGGTTCAGGGAAGCCTTCATCTGATTCCACCTCAATGTCGATGTTGGTAACGTTAATTAAGTTACGATCGAAATTGATTTCAACTGGCCAATGCTCAGAAACGAATTGAGCAAGGTAGTTTGTATTGCCATAGATTTCAAAGTTGGCTACGTCTTGATAACGTTCCATGAACTCTTTGGCTTCACGCATGTTTTCCAGTTTGACTGGTTCAACATACTTGCCATCAAGTGTTTTGAATTCTGTGGGTTTTTCTACGGGTACGAAAAGAGTTGGAGCAAACGGAACCTTGTATTGGATCCGTTTACCATCTTTGTAACCACGATATAAGATAGAGTTGCCATAACGGCTTAAGTTTGTATAGAATTCCATACAACCATTATATCACAGTTTTAACCTGCTGTACAGGGTTAAGGC